ACCATCAAAAGTGTCGATCCCCTCGCCCTCCGTGATCTTATCAAAGACCTCTTTGATCTTAGGGTCAGCGAGCTTCTTTAGCGCCGCTTGAACCTTTGTCTCCGTTGGATCACCGTTGTCTTTAGCCGTCGCCTTCTTTGGCTTCGCTTTCGGCGTCTCCGCTTTCGGCGTATCACCGCCCAACGCCTTCAAGCGCGCCTCTGCACGAGCGATCTGTTTCGCTGAAGCGCCCTTCTCTTTGAGCTTCGCAACGATGTCGCTCTGCTTCTTACGTGCGGCGTCTAACTTGCCAGAGATACCGTGTACCTTGTCGAGCTCCGTAGCGAGCTTATCCTTGCTCATCGTGACGCTCTCGCCCTTCTTGGGGCCGTCATCGTAAACAAACGTCACCTTGTCGCCGCTCACGCTCTGAATGTGACCGTGTACCTCAGCGCCACTCGTCGCGTCGAGCATGAGCTTTGTGCCGACCTTCATGTGGTCTGGATCAAGAACGTGCTTTCCGCCGTGAGTGTGTGTCACGTTGTAGATGTAGCGGTATCTCATACGTCCACCGCTCTGGTAAGGAACGCGCTTGATGTACTTGTGACCTGCCGCTTTGCTCAACCAATCGAGCGCCCACTGTGAATATGAGAACATCGTTTACTCCGCTCGGCGCAACGCGCCTTCTCTTGTGACTTTGAAGCCTTGTGGCACTGTGATCGTATCACATCGACAGTTGGGGTGCATCGGCCAAACGGTCGCCTGCCACTGCGAGCGGTCGCGCCCCACGTTGACGCCGTTGCCGATGAGATCAACGACCTTAAACACGATCGGCTCAGCGCCATCGGTGAACAGGTCGAGACAACGTGAGCAAGCGTCGCTCTCTGGTATGCGAGCCACTTGTGCGTCGTCACCATGCGCTCTCAACGCCGCGTTGATGCGCCCTTCGTTGTGCGCGCCTTGAAGCTCTGTGACAGCGATCCTCTGCCAGTTGTGCGCGTAGTACTGCGAGCGATCCGCCAACGTCCCTGCGAGCGCTCTCGCGTCTCTCGTTGTGGCGAGTGTGCGCGCTGTCTCGTTGCGTATCTCGTCGAGCCTCTGTTGACGCTGTATCGGATCGACCTCTTGAGCGATCACCTCACCAGCCCACGCCTCAGCGACCACTTGGTCGAGATCAGCATTGAGCCGATTGCCTAAACCGCGACAATACTCGCCGGCGCGAGTGAGCGCTCTCACATATCCAGCCGACTCAGCCGGGCTCATCCACGTTGGCGGCTCGATCGGCATCGGCGCCGTTCGCTCAATCGGTGGCGCTGGTGGGAGCGCTCCGCGACCGCCGCCCACCGCCTCAAGCTCATCGCGTCGCCTGTTGCGTAGATCGACGGCGCGCACCTCGACGAGAGGCGCCCAACGCTCGATCCCCCACGTCCTCATCTGTGCTCGCGTCGCGTCGTCCGCCGTCCCCATGATGTCGCCGGCGACGAGCAAGAACTCATACATATCAAGGTCGGTTCCACCGGCTTTGAGGCCCTTCAGCGACTCGTCGTCGAGCAAGCCAGCGTCGATGAGCTCACCTAGTCGCTCTTGTGACAGACCGGCTCGTTGAGCGCCCAAGAACTCGACGAGGAAAGCGTCGTGGTGGAGCTCCGCGAGCCTGCGTTGTTCGGCGAGTAGCTCGTCGCGTGTCATCTGACTTGCTCCTCAAGCGCCTCAACGTCGCTCAACAGCGCGTCGAGTCGGCGCTCATACAGCTCAGTCATCTTTGAGGCGAGCTCCACAACGAGGTCGATCTCGCCACCCCTGTGTTTCGTGGGACGCGCCTTCTCTAGCTTGCGTCGCCTGGGGTGATCAGCGCTCAAGAGATCATCGTCTTGGGTGTACTTTGGGTTTCCACCGCCCATCGCAATCTTGAGGAAGCCGTTGACGCGAGCGTAGGCCCAGCTCTGTCGGTTTTGTGACGGCCTATGGCTCACCGAGAACGCGCCAGCGCCTCGACGCCACACCGACTTGAGCGCGCCTAGTGTGACTCTCTGCCACTCGTGCTCAGTCTTGTCGTTGTGCGCCTTTACTTTGTCGCGCAGAGCGTCCTCGATCTCTTTGGTGACCTTGATCGCTGAGCCGCTCGTGCGTGAGCGCGCTGAGCCCTTTGGGTTTCGGTCGCTCCCTTTGACGCGCTCGTGAGGCTCCGCTGGTGTGTCGGCGCGCTCTCTCGCCTTAGATAGCCCCTCGGTGAGCGCCGCTTCCGCCACCAAGCGCGCCGCTCCCTTGATACGCTCGCTCAGTGACTCGACGCTCTCTGTGGTCAGCTCGCTCGGTGACGCTTCAAGGTGTAGCTTCATTGTTGAGACTCCTCATCCGCTCTCGCCATCTGCGCGGTGATCTTTTGCGCCCATCGCTCACCTGCGTCTCCCCCCCAAAGGAGCCAAGAGATATACGCCGGCGACGTCTTGTCGCTGTGGTGCTCTTTGTAAGTGCTGTGACGTGCAAAGAACGCCCTCATCCGCTTGGCTGTACGAGGTGACACACGCTCGCCGTTCGCGAGGTCGCTCGCTCGCTGGACACCGCTCCCAATCTTGAGCGCGCCTGCTTGCGATGTGCTCAGCCCCCCTCGTCCATGCTCGCGTCTCAGCTCAAGACCACGACGCGCCGCCTCTTGTACGGCGAGCGGCGGTACAAAGTCGATGTGAGCATACTTGGCAGGGATCGCTTTAAACAGCGCTTCCACGATCTCAACGAACATGATCAGAGCTCCACTGAGACGCGCACACGGCGCGCCTTGAAGGTGTCCTCGAAGTCATCGCCCTCGTCATCTTGCTCCTCCGTCGGTACGAAGCCATCGCCCTCGTCGCTCTCAGCGCCTTCGTCGGCTCTCTCAGCGAACTCTTGCTCACCCTCACCACCCTCCATACTGAGCGCCGTGACGTAGGTCTGGTTTAGTACGATGTTGCCCCCCTTCTCAAGAGGCTCAAGGCCGTTCGCGGCGCGCACCTCGTCGATCGTGAGGTAGTGTGACACCTTGTCCACGTCGCTCTTGAGCTTTGAGCTTGCGTCCTCGGTGTCCAAACCCACGAAGCGAAACGAGAGCTCTGGGTCGATCGGATGAATGATCCACCGATTGACCCACCCTTGCACCTGCCTCAAGAGGGGACGCAGACCGCGATCTTTTGAGGCGAGGATGCGTTGCTCCGGGCCACCTTGCGACAAGCTCGATGTCACACCCTCACTGCCGAACACGAAACCAAGCTCGGCAGGGTCGATCTGATAAATCGCACACGCGATCTTTGTCAGATACCCCATCCACGTCGAATACCCCATCTCCTCTGCGCTCGATCCCATGTTGACCGACGAGACCTCCTCGTTGGCCTCCGGGTCGAGCTGTAGGATCGGCGTTCTCTTGGCGTTCTGTGCGCCACTGAGCATCGCATAGAAGTCACGGCGAAACGCCCTAAACATCTGAGGCGACATCTTCGACTTGACGGCGAGAATGCTGTTGACATGGATGCCGTTCACAAAGTTGGCGGCGTTATACGTCTCGGCGTTGACGAGATATGTGACCGTCCTCACAAGCTCGGCGAGCTCTGGGTAGCCGTAGCCTCGTGAGTATATCCACGTTCGAGGGCGTCTCACGGCGAAAGCCAACGAGTCAGCGTCCCACTCGGCGACCTTCTTTTGGTTGATCACTTGAATGAGCGCCGCCTCATCCCAATCGCGCCTCCCCTCTTTGCGCGCCTCATCATCGACGCTCGCTCGACGGATCGTCGAGGCGTCGACTGGCACGAAGCCGACGACCTCCCCCTTGCGGTTCCTCATCAGCTCAAACGCCGCTTGATCGTACGTCAGCGAGTCTCTGAGCACCATACGCACAAACGACTCGAAGTCATACGCGCCGCCGTACTTGTACCCTTCCCCACACGTCTCAAGCCATGCGGTGAGCTCGTCGATGCGCTTCTTCATCGCGTCGTCGATCTCCGCGTTCCTCTTTCGTGGGCCGATCACAAAGCCGGCGTCGTAGGGGCTGTCTTGGGGCGTACAGAACTCAGCGACCTGGTTGATCCTCGTCTGGATGATCGCTGAGATCACCGGCACCTGCGCCATCGACAGCAGAACATCGTAGTCAAGACCGAGCGTCCCCTCGTGCTCTGTCGATCTGTATGCGTCACCATACGCCGTCGCGCTGTCCCAGGGGTTCAGATCATGCGCCGTTGGGAGCGCGCTGTACTCGCCCTTCTGGCCTTTGAGCGCTTTGGAGATGACCTCCTCTGCTTCGGTGGCGAGCTGTGCCATCGTCTCAAAATAGTTCGGTGTTGGGTTGTGCGCCTTCATGGTGTCACTCCTCGGCCGTACCAACGAGCGCGGCGACCTCTAACGTCATAATGTACAAAGGTTTCATACAAGCCTAGACCCCCATCGTCCATCTTACCCTCAGCGATCAAGCGCTCAATCATACGATGTACCTCTCTTGGCTCGTACCCCTTGACCTTGATGTCCGCCGCACAAGCGCTCATGTGTTGCGATCTAGGCGCTCCGTTGATCCGCTTGTTGTACGCTGGCGATCTGTACCCACTGATCACTCGTATCGGCGCTCCGAGCTCTGCGCGTAGCACCTCAAGCTGACGTACCAGTCGCTCGACGTTGGTGCGTAGATCACTTGGGATCGGCTCGCCGTCCGGTGAGTCGAACTCACGAAGCTCAAAGTTTTCGCTGATCTGTGGCATGATGACCTCGTATGTTTCATTCGTATCTTAGCACGTCTCAACGTAAAACACATTAACACCATACGTCTCAAGATACGATACACCGTCCCCTTGATACTCTGCGCCTTTGGCGATGTACACCGAGCTGATCCCTGCGTGATGGATCAAGCGCGCACAGCCGAAACATGGAGGCAAGGTCACGATGAGCGCGCACCCTGCGACGCTGATCCCCTTGTGGAGCGCGTTCATCAGGGCATTCTGCTCGGCGTGATGACACCCCAACACGCTGTCAGACCCACTAGGCACAGACGCCCTCAAGCACGTTGAGCCACCGCACAGCGAGCCAGCCGCCCCTCGTGGCGCGCCATTGAAGCCCATCGCGAGTGGGTTGTTTCGCTCATCGACGATCACAGCGCCGACCGCTCGACGGCAACAAAGGCTCATCTCGCTGATCAGCTCTGCGTGTCTCATCCAGTGACGTTGCCACTTAGTTTTCACGCTCACCACCCCATCGCGTCGGCGAATACTTTGATACAGATGAGCCAAAAGATCACCGTCACAAGCTCGTTGTTTTGGCTGTTCATAGGAGCGCCTCCAAGAGCTTCGCCGCGACGAGACACCCCACGACGTACAACGCGATCTCGGTGAGGGTGATCACGCGACCACCTTTCCTGCGAGGAACGCACCAAAGACCGACGCAATAATCGCCCACAACGTCCACTCGTGCTCGACGCTCACCGGCACAAAACAACACAGCATCAACACTAACATCACATCAAGTTTCATAGGCGAGTCGCTCCTTGTATCATCTCCTCACACTAACACGCGAAAGGGCGCATCATGTCTGTCATTGATCTCGACGACATCCTAAAAAACATCGACTACTCAGAGGACTATGATCGGTGGGACGACGACGACGAAGCTGAGACGCTCGATCCAGATGAGAGCGACGACTCAGAGTACGGCGACCTCGTCGATGAGCTCCTCGACTGAGCCGGCTGACTCAGCGAGCCCCCTCACGGCGACTTTCCAGCGCCGATACCTGCCGTTCATCGTGTCGCGGTTCAAACCGATCTCGTCCGCCACACATCGACTCGATACCTCCCTCGTCGCCACCGCCACAAAGCGACGGCCATGAGGGCTGATTGACATCGAGGCGCGCATCAAAGCGCGTACCTCGTCGCGCTCGTATGCGTCCTCTGGTGTGCTGTGCTCCACACCGCTCAAACCCACCTCGTCCGCCCACTCGACGCTCCTTGCGGCTCGGTGTTTGAGCTGGTTCGACTCTGTGCGATGCACGTTGAGCGCCGAGCTCCACGCGACGCGCCTTGCCCACGCGCTCACCTTCTCGGTGTCGCCGGTGAACGTCTCAGCGCGCTCCAACATACGCTCGATACACGCGCTCACAAGCTCGTCCGCTGTGATGTGCGGCGCTTGATATGTCGCCACATACTTGCGGAGCTGTGTCAGCGCCTCCGGGCGACTCAGCCACGCCCTCACAGGATCACTGCTCATCACCACCTCCTAGACGCTCGATCTCTCGCTCAAGGTACCAGCGCGCTTTGAGCAAGTCCTCCATCCGCCTCGATGGGTCTTTGTGGCCGGCTCGGCTGATGTACTTGACGACGTTCCCAAGACTGAACGACAGCTCCCACGCCTCGATCGCGTCGATCACCTCGACGCCGCTCTGCGCGTGATAGTGACTCGGATGATCGACGTTTTGGCGCGCCGTCGTGTCGCTGTGATCAATCTTCATCGGTCGCTCCCTCGTCGCGCAACGTCGCTTGTCTGATCGACGCCCCTTGCCACTTCTGCCCACGCTTCCCTCGATACCCTCGAGCGTTGAGCGCTGAGGCGACCTGCGCCCACGTCTTGCCCTCGTCACGTAGCTCTCTCGCGACGTCGAAAGCGCGTTGACGGCGACTCCTCTGCTCGGCGCGTGTCGGCGTACTCCGCTTCGGCTGAAGCGTCTCCAGACGTAGCGCGAGCGACTCAAGCGCGCTGTGATCCATGCTGTCACCCCTCTCAGCGATACGTCTCACCAGCTCCGCGACTCGCCGGAACAGCGTCACGCCCTGCTCGGTGAGCTCCTCAAGCTCCACCGACTCGATGATCGGCGCTCGCTGTGGAGGCGCTGTTGGCGCTGTTGGCGCTGTTGTCGCTGTTGGCGCTGTTTGCGCTGTGGTCGCTGTGGTCGCTGTTGGCGCTGTTGGCGCTGTTTGCGCTGTGCGCTGTGCCTTGATGTCGCTGAGGCTCAGCGCGTAGTGCGAGGGGATCGCCGACTCTCTCGCCGCCAAACCCTTCAAGTCGCTCGCCGGCGTCGTCATCGGTGGGAGCTGTGAGAGCTCCGGGTCATTCATCCAATCTTCCATCGTGTCTCCTGTCTCGTTGGTCGTTCTTAGTTGACAGAATGAACAAACATTGTCAACCATGTCCTCCCCTTCAACCGATACAGGAGACTCTATGTTCGACATCGAACAGCTCATCGACGACCTCTATGCCCTCCGACCTGCGCGCTATGGCCATCATGTGGCCTGTTGCGTTGTCACGACGCCTATGACCTCAGAGGTCTACTGGGCGACCTCCACCGACTCATCCGCAACGCAACGTGTCATCGAGGCCGTCGCTCAAAAGTGGCAGACCACACCAGACCAGGCTCGTCGGTGGGTCAGCGGTGCTAGGACGCCTCACCGCCTCGAAACACGCGCCACCGCTCACCTCCGCTCATGGATCGTGTGGCACGATGAGGCCGATGTGCCAGACCTCCCTCGTGGCTCGATCGACTCAAAGGCGCTCATCTCAACGATCGACTCCCTCATCTCTGGCGTGATCGACTCAAAGGCGCTCATCTCGACGATCGACGCCCTCGTCTCTAGCGCTGATCGCGACCTGCACCTCTCCGTGTGTACGGCGAGCGGCGCCTCTCCCCTCTACCGTTGGCTCGGCTCGGCGAAGCTCATTAAGGATATGTGACAAAAGCGCCTTGATCCTGTGTTAGAGGGACACACCCC